TCTGGAGCTTGTGTGCAATGGCGGTGACGCCGCTGCCGAGCTCCTGGGAAAGGCCGTTAAACGGAGAACCGCCGGCGCCGAGCGCAAACTGGTTCTTGAGGGTGATACCACGGCGGGTTGCGAGCACGGCGACGTTAGTCGTCTGGCGCACATAGGTCGCGTTATCGTCCGTCACGGTGCCGGTTTCCGTCTGGAATACGGCATCGCCATAGGCGGTCTGCTGGTTGAACGCGTGCACGAGGCCGTTTGCCGGCTCCTTGCGGATGCGCTCAAAGAATGGGAACTTCTTTACGAAAAGGCTGTAAAGGATAGGCTCGAGGTCCTGGCGGATGAGCGCCGTACCGGCCGAGCTATCAAGGGCCTTTGCGATTGCTGGGTTTGACATCGCAAGCTGGTTAAGCACTGCCGAATCGGCCTGCTTTCCGGCCTGTGTCGAAGCCTGAACATCGAGCATCTCGTTGAGCTCGGTGGTTGACATCTTTGAGAACTTCTTGCGAAGCTCGCGCTGGACGGCATAGGCCTCGGCTGGGTCAAACGTGCTCTTCTTATCGACGTCAATCTCGCGACCAACGTGGACATCGTTCAACGAGGCAAGGCCTCGCTCGACGTCCTGGAGCTTCTCACGAATCTCACTCATGATCTATTAATCCTTCTGCGCCTCAAGGACGCGCTGTACATATGGGCTCAACCACGGAGCATTCTCCGCGGCCTTAACCTGAATTCCTTGCGGAACATCAATAGACTTTCGCCCAACCCCAAGAGCACTAATGCGCTCAATGAGATCGAGAGCCTTCGACATGTCCTCTTCGACCTTGGCCTTTGCCTCTGCGAGTTCGGTCACCTGCGCCTTAAGGGCGGCAACCTCCTCGTGAGCAGCGTTGGCTGCATCAAGAGCGGACTTTGCGATTGACTTGACCTCCTCAAGGGGGGTCACATCAGCCTCGACAACCTCCGCTGCTGGGGCCTCCTCAACGGGGGCCTCAACAACAACTTCCGCCTCGGCCGCTTCCGGCTGTACGGATGATTCATCGCCGTCGAGGGACTTCTCCTCCTCGACGAGCTTGGCGCCAAGCGCCTCAAGCGCAGCAACGGATGGGTCCTTAGCAGGCTCTTCGGCCTCCTCAGGCTCTTCCACCGGAGCGTCTTCCTCACCATCTGGCGAAGCAGAGGCCTTTACCTCTTCCTTCTCCACTGGGTTGGTCTCGTCTTCCGAGACCGCAGGAGCCGCTACTGGCTGCTTATCTTCGTTGTCCGTGCTGACCGTAACGGTCACACGGGTCTTCTTCTCAAGTTCGCTATCCATACTATTCTCCACACTACTTTCTGCTGATTCCGGAGCATTGCCCGGCATTTCCGGCTTTTCTTTTTCTATTGAGCCATCCTCTCCTTCAGCCTCAAACTCCTTGACGCTATCGATAACATCGACAGCCTCTTTGGCGCTTCGAAGAGTTGACATTTTGTGCCCAACAAGGGTTTCTGTTGGCTTTCCTTCTCGGTAAAGCCTAATAAGCACGGCTGGGTCCTCTGGGGTTGCGTTGAGAACAAACGAAGAGCCGGGGACGCTAAGTCTGCCTTCTCTTACAATTTTTGTAATCTTCCCAGTTGCATCTCCGCCGCTTGAGCCCCATCGAACCATGTCGCCAACGGAATACTTGCTGGCCTTTGTTTCAAAATCATCTTCATCAAGAAGGTCAAGGTCAACACCAGCGGACTTAATGCTCTTAATAGCACTATGAAGGTAGGAACGCTGGTTAGCTGGAATGCCAACCACGCTTGCCTCAAGGAGTCTGACCTTTTCAATCACAATTGACTCTGGCTGATCGCCATCGGCAGCCTTGCGGCTCGCCTTCTCGACCCGAGCGCCAATGGACAGGCCCAACTTGACGCCGCGCTTGATTGCGCGATATGCCCGAAGTGCCTCTGGGTTCTCGTCCTCGTTTACGACACGGATATTCACATCCAGGTCATAAACTTCTTGGTTTGTCTCCGAGTCCCATCGCTTGATGATCTCGGCGTCAGTAGCCGAGCCAAAGAGGTCCTCTGGGACATTGTAGTTATGATTCAAAAAGACCGTCATATTCTGACGGGCTGTGTCGGCCATAGACTTTAGCGCGTTAAGGGACATCTCATCGCCGTGGAGGTCCCTAATTGAGGAGGATGTGGTTCCCGCGACGAACTTCTCGCCCATATCGTTCTCATATGCCTTTAGGGCATTTGTATAAATCTTGAAGTCCAAGTTCATTTCCTCCGGCTACTATGCTTCAAAGGCGCACGGGGCGCTACCGCCACCAACCTGGTAAACGGCTGTGTCAGTAGATAGTCCCGTATGATCACCCGTAGATAATCTACCAATAAGGCTCTTTTCGCAAGGATATTCATTCCTACACATGCCTGTAATATACAGGTTTTTTATACAAATTGTTTAGAAAAGTGTATACTGACAAGCATGTGTGAGAGAGGGGCAGTTAACTGCCATTTATGTAGGGAATTGAACGCGTCGGAGACTGCCCTTATTGACATAGTGCTAACTATGAGACGCCTACAAAAGACCCTTTCCCCGATCATGAAGCGCTACGAGGAAATACACCGGGCGCATTCCAGATGCGCGCTTTGCACCATTATGGTCGGGCCAGAGCACCTGGAAACCAAGCTGGTGCCAGAACCCATGGTCCCTAGGGCAAAGGGGCAGAAAAGGTACTCTGTCTGCCCAAACTGCTACGACACGCTCAAATCCATCAAGAGGAGCGTCCCCCAGCAGATTAAGTATTCTCGTCATGTTGAGGAAGAATTGGCTAGGCTAGACGAAGATGATAAAATTGAGTATGATGGCTTCTGGAGAAAGTTTAGAGATGAGAATATTGTAGACACGGACGCCATTCTCGGGCTCGGTGAAGAAAATTCCGACGCCGATCCTAAAGAGGGGGACGAGGAATAAATTGGAATTTAGCGAAAGTGTCGAGATTCATTTCGAGGACGGGAGATATGTCGTGCCGAAGTGGTGGGGCCGCCTACCGTCTTTTCGTGGCATTGGAATGGTTGATGGGATTAGAATGGTCCCGTTCAAGTACACGGAAGCAAGGGCGATTGTAAATAAGGATCTAGACCAGACTGCAATCACTAATGCAATCAGATCTTGGAGAACAAGAAAGCCGAAAGAGGAAAATTCGTGGTAATGATGCCTTGGGAGCGACTAAAGCGCTCCGAATCTACTTCGCAAGCACAAGCAACAGTTGATGCGATTAAGGACGCGATCCTTATCCCCAACTACGATTCGCAGCCGTATGCACGAGGGGCTGGTCAGAGCACGGTTCAGAAGCGATCTGTCAACATGCTTAGGAAGTGGTCGAGAAACAATCCATGGATTAGGGCTGCGATCAACTTGCGCCGCCAGCAAATCAGCCGAGCGCGATGGGACATTGTCACCATTGATGGCGAGAGTCAAGTAAACGTAGATGCTGTCCGCAGGATTAAGAACCTCCTTAGAGACCCAAATACTCGAATGGACTCGTGGAGATCATTTATTGAGCCCATTGTTGAAGACATCCTGGTCCTTGATCAGGGCGCCATCGAAAAGGAATTGACCGTCGGAGCAAAGGCAGGTCGCGCCGGTGAGCCGATCAAGAACCTTTGGCCAAAGGACGCTTCTAGAATAGCGTTTGACCCAAGCTGGGACGGAAGCAACCTAAAGAAGTCTAGATATTTTGAGTACGACGACACGGGCAAGGTCATTGCTGAGTACAAGAACGAGGAAATGGTTGTAATTGTTGCCAACAAAGTGACGTACTCGCCGCTTGGGCTTTCTCCACTCGAGGTTCTTGCCGAGACTATTGAAGCAGACCTTCGTGCTGCAAAATATAACAACAACATTGTCGAGCAGGCAACCCCTCCTGGAATCATCGATCTTGGCGAGGGCGTCCGCCCAGATCAGGTCGATGCGTTCAAGACCTATTGGGAAGGGGAGATTGCCGGCAAGAGCCAAACGGCAATCACGGGCGGCGGCAAGGGCGTAAAGTGGATTCCAATGGCCCAGTCAAACAGGGACATGCAATTCATGGAGTGGCAGATTTATCTGGCAAGAAAGATCTGCGCCGTCTTTGGTGTTCAGCCTCAGGATATCGGATTGAACTTTGACGTCAACAAGAGCACTTCCGAGTACGGCGCCGCCTTCACCGCGGACAACGGTATCGCACCGCTATGCGAGCTAATCGCGGATTATATGACCCGCGAGATCGTCTGGCTGTATGACAAAAACCTCAGATTTGTTTACACCGATGTAGGCAGGGAATCAGCGGCGGCAGTAGCCGATTACTACAAGGCTGCGCTTGCTGGACTTCCGTGGCTCCGCCTCAATGACGCGCTTAAGGAGCGCGGTCAAGACGCTGTCGGCGACCTTGGAAATGAGATTTGGATGCCAAGCCCACTGGGCTACATGCCACTTAGGTACTACGAACTTTACCTGAAGGGTAAGGTCGGCGACCCAGACATGCCGCCATCGCCAACGATTCCAGACGCCCCAGAGAACCCGGTTGGCTCTTCTCCGGAAGATCAGGGTGGCAGTACCCCAAGCCAGAAGCCACAGCAGGGTAAGGATCAGCTTGACTCAAAGCCGAACCCAGACATGAATCAAAGACAGCAGGAAAACAAGAAGAGGATTGTTGTTATTGAGCCAGAAGCAATTCTTTCAGAGGATTGCCCGCCAAGTGTTATCGACGCAATTGAGGCACATGTTGACTCCGGCGCCGAGGTAATTGCGATTACTAGGTCAAAGGGAGACACTGAATCAATTCGGGCTGGCCTCGAAGACTGCGGCATTGATGTTGCGGATGTTCTTTGTAACTCCTTCCCAGAAGATTCAGTTTTGCAATTCAAGCGATATGAGGCTCAGAAGATTGGGCGACGCGGTGAAGAGGTTGTTGCTTTCTATGACACCGACTCCACCATTGTTGCCGCATACCGATCTTCCTATCCAGCAGCAGCAGACATTTCCCTCGTCGAGTCAGAGAAGGCGGACGGAATAAACCTGAACGTCCCGGCCGGTGTTCGCGCAGAGGCGAAGCGTGGTCTTGAATGGCGACGAGAGTACGGACGCGGCGGCATTGGCCCTGGCCAGCAGACCGCAAGAATGCTTATTGGAAACAAGATGACCATTGCCCGCGTGCGAAAGATGCGAGCGTTCCTTGCCCGACACGAAGTCGATAAGCAGGGCGAAGGATTCTCGCCGGGGGAGAAGGGCTTCCCATCTGCTGGCAGAATTGCCTGGGCCCTCTGGGGTGGCGATGTCGGTCAGGCTTGGGCCAATAAGGTTATGCGATCCGTTGAGTCCAAAGAGAGAAACGGTTAGGGAGAATGTCGGATAAATACTTTCACGACCAGCCCTGCTTCTGCCTACCCTGTCGGGTTCTTAAGCAGGACAAGAAAGAGCGCCTGCCGCTAAAGATCAACAACCCAGCGCCAGAAAAGAAGCCTAAGAAGGCACGTGGCGCGAAGAAGGTCTAATGGCACACAAAGACCCGGTCACGCCGGCACTAAGAAAAGCTATCTTGGATCGAGATCGCGGATGCGTTGGTCCAAGGGTCGGGATGCACGATCAGTGCGGCAGTCAGTTTGGCTCCGGGGCGCAGATCGTATTGGAGCTCGATCACGTATTCAATTCTGGAATGGGAAAGCGCGGCCCTTCGGAAATGTGGAACCTTGTAACCCTTTGCGGCTGGCATCACCGGATTAAGACCGAGTCGTCCAAGAAGTGGCGCGAGGTATTGTACGAATACTTGGAGGGATTTCAATATGACAGAGAGCAGTATCTACCGTAACCAGCCATGCTCAAGCCGGATCTGCCCATCTAAGCAGGCGAGCCTGATTTCCAGGGGCCTTGGCCCTATGGTAAAAAGAGGAAATCAAAAGTACCACCTGTGCTGCCTTCCCGAGCGCGGCTTGACAAAGGGTGATACAATCAAGTAAGGTGATACCAGAAGGAGGGAATCATGGCAGACAAGGGAATCTGGTGGAGATCCTGCTACGCATGTAGCGGAAAACTTTACGAGCTATCTGATGGTTTGCTATTTTGCTCTAACGAGCACTGTAAGCGTGGCGGTAGGGTAATGTCATTTGAGGAGACGGCAGATAAGGCTGGTCAAGTCCAGTCGACATGCATCCTTGAGGATTGCCTAATGCACGGAAAGGGAAGGTATGCGGATGACGGAAGTGGAAATGGCAGACCTTGGGAGATCGAGGTTCAGCCTTCAGCTGGAAAAAATCCTAAGCGACGACCTGGGCGTAAGGCCAAAAGTTCTTCTCGGGTTTGAGGCGGCAAACGCCGCAGCATCCATGGAGAATAGTCTTTCCTATGAAGATCGCTCTGCGTATCACATGGGCATAAACTACGCCCTTGAAGCGTGGCTCACCGCCCCCAGCGATCTAGTAAAGGATTAGTGTTGCATGAAGCAAACTGGTGCAAATTTTGCAGAGCAGCGCCTAATACAGCGAAAGAAGACGGCTCAGGTTTGGCGACTGCTAGAAGAAACCGGAATTAAGCGTCGGTTTCTTGCACGACACCTTGGAGTGTCGTATGGTTATCTCAACCAAGTTCAGTATGGGCAGGCCCCGATCAGCGGGCCAATGCGAAAGCGCATTGCTGAATTTCTTGGTGTAGAGGAAAAGAGACTGTTCGAAGACCTCGATCAGTTCATGAGTAATAAGGAGAGCGAAAATGGCATTTGATAAGAGCGCACTTAAGGATTACGTAGATGTCGCAGAGCGCATCCGCGCGTGGTACGAGGCATATCCAAACGCCCGCATTGAGACGCGCATTATTGAGCATAACGAAAAGCGCGTAGTTATTGAGGCGCGTGCATATCGCGGCGTCAAGGAAGACAACGGGCTTGACGAAAGGCTTGGCTTCGTGGACGATCGTCCAGCAGGCATTGGCCATAGCGCCATGCAGATCCCAGGGGCGACCCCATACACTCGCGGCTCAGAAATTGAGAACTGCGAGACTTCGGCAGTAGGGCGTGCACTTGTGATGGCTGGGCTCCCATCGAAGCGAATCGCTTCAGATGATGAAATCAAGTCAAAGGGTGGCACTTCCAAGACGATCGCCAAGGCAGCGGCAGAGATTTTTGAGGATGCCGTTTTCCCGCCGCACGTCCAGAAGTACGTTGATGATTTTGACGCGGCAACCACCGTGGAGCAACTCAATGCAATCGGGCAGAAGATCAACAACTCTTCAGCCGACGGCGTTGAGATTGACGATGTTTCTCGCCAGTACCTGGTGAATAAGTTCAAGACCCGTCGCGCTGAGATCGCTGGATGATCCCAGAGAGGCATCCAGAGCACGTTAGCGTAAGCGAGTTGCGCGAGTTTCTTTCCTGCCCGCTCAGGTGGTGGTACAAATACCGCATGGGCATGTGGACAGAAAGAACAACGCCGTACTTTGCTTTGGGTACCTCCGTTCATGCTGGGCTCCAGAAGTGGTACGAGCCACTTACTGGAGGCAAGAAGCACGGAGACCTTACGAAGGTTTTTGATTACTACCGAAAGACCTGGGCGCTTGAGTCGTCAAAGGTTGACTGGACGGGGGAGAAGGATCGAGACCTCCTTAGTGAGGGGTTTAACGGCGAAGAGATGCTCCGCGCCGCAATCTATGCCGGGGATGACTGGGAGGCTAAGGCCGTTGAGCACACAATGTTCTCTGAGATTAAGCATTCCAAGCTCGGCAAGCTCCCAATCAAACTGAAGACGCAAGTTGACATGCTCACAAAGACTCTTGATGTTGTTGAGCACAAGACCGCCCAAAGGAAATGGGAGGCTGAGCGAGAGCACGGAGACATTCAGGCGACTGCCTATGCCCTTGCTGTTCGTGAGAATTACTCCCACGACCCGACGGTTACGTTTAATATCATTAGCAACTCCGCAAAGGGGCCTAACGTTGACCGAAGAATGACAACAAGAACGCAGAGCGATATCGATAAGATGTACATTGGCGCCCGAGCCTTTGTGGATGCGATTGAGAAGGGTGCGATCTATCCAAACCCGACGGCATTCGCTCACGCAACCTGCGAATTCAAAGTGCTCTGCAACGACTGGGAGAGTCACCCGCAGAAGCTTCCAGACACGCGCAAGAAACTTTATGATAAGGTTCCAACCCTAAAGAAGGATCTCTGGCCAGACCACGATTGGTAAAGAGGAGTAAAAATGGAGAAGATCATCCCTATCGAGGAGATGGTCGATGTGCGCGTCTATTGGCGCTGCTACAGCGACCTTCCGCGCCACGCAAAGCTTTGGCGGCTACCAGATAACAACGCTCGCTGGGCGTGGATTACGCTTCTGTGCGCGGCGTCCGAGACCAACGGCGTGTTCGAGTCCGATCAGCACGTTGAGGCACTTATCGGAACCCAGAATGCAAAGTACCTTCCGCACTTCCGAAGAGTTGGGCTCCTTGACGGGCTCGTTGTCCATGACTGGGACGAGTGGCAGGAGCCGTCCGACGGGATGTCGGCGGCGCGCGAAAAACTTGCCGAAGCAGGAAGGTCTAGATTAGAGCGACTCGGCCTTAGGGATAATCACGAAACGCCTGTAACTCGTAGTCTGAAGGAATGGCTTTCGTATGTTGTTGCCGGACCCAACACGCAGGGTCGGCTTGGTGAGTTCTTCGGGGCAATGCTTGGTGTTGTTCCGCAAAGGAATGACTACAGCAGAATTTCAAAGCTGATGAAAGATTTTCCTGGCGGCATCCCTGCGCTCATGGCGGCAGTATGCGACGCGGCGCTTCGTGACCTCAAGGGCGACCCGATCTCTTATTTGACAGCGGTTGGGCAGAAGCGTAAGATGACCCCAGCGCGCCAAACGGCAAGCACGCGCGATGCGCATTTGGAGGGTTAATGCAAGAGACGATGTACCTCAAGGATGTAGAGAACCGAGTCACTCCGCCTAGCGACCTGAACGCGGCGCTTCTTAAGGCCGGGGTCCCGCCGCGATATCTGGACAGCACATTCAAGAAGTTCCAGACACAAAAGGAATCAAAGACCGCCCTGGAGGCCTCAGTTTTATGGGCGCAGTCGCCGATCACGGATCGTGGCCTTCTTTTCGTTGGCCCCCCGGGCACGGGCAAAACACACCTTGCCGTTGCTGCCATCCGCGAGAAAATTGCCACTGGGGTCTCGGGAATAAAATTTATCAATGTTCCGCTGTTTTTGGACAGAATTCGGATGTCGATGAAGTATACTGACGCAGAAGTAATCAAGTTGTTTGAGTACTGTCTCGAGAAGGCGCCAGTCGTCGTTCTCGATGATCTCGGGAAAGAGAAAGCAACTGACTGGGCAGCCGAGCGGCTGTATGTAATGGTGGAGAGTCGATATAGTGCGTGCCGTGCGACGATCGCCACGACGAATCGTGGGCTTGACGAACTCGACGCCCTTGGGTATGGGGCTCTTGTCTCCCGACTACAGCAAACCTGTCGCGCTGTCAAAGTGGGAGGGGAAGACCAGCGTATCAGGCTTGGAAGGCTGGACCAGCCCTCTTGAGATTTACCTCCCAGGGAGGCCCCCGTCTTGGAACCGCGCATATCGCGTAGCCAACAGAATCATCTACATGACAAGGGAAGCAAAAGCGTGGAAGGAGGAAGTGACAAAAAGGACAGAGGCTGCTATACTTGGCAGGCCGGATTTCATTCCGGTGGATAAGAAGCGGATTGTCATTGACATCTGGGCGCATCTCAATCGCCCGATGGACGCAGACAATTTGCTGAAGCTCACGCTCGATGCGGTCGCGACGGGGCTTCATGTGAACGATCGCTGGTTCATTCCACGTGTGTGGGAACTAGAGTTTGGGAATAAAGAGGAGAATGTCCTACTTGTTCTCAGTCAGGAGTTGTAAATGGCTAAGGAGCGACTAGAAATCACAGGGCGACTTGGTGCGAAGCCAGAGTTGCGCGCAACCAAGAACGGCAAGCAGGTAAGCTCATTCAGCGTTGCCGTAAAGAATAAGCGCGGAGGCGAAGAGACCACCAACTGGTACGACGTTTCCGTGTGGGAGAAGCAGGCAGAGTTGGCGGTTCGCCTTCTCGACAAGGGCGACCTTGTCTGCGTTGCTGGCTCACCAAGCGTCAAGACCTTCACCACCCGCAACGGTGAGCAGAAGGCTTCGATTCAGATCACCGCGCAGACGTTTGATTTGCTCGCAAAGGGCAAGGGCGCTGGCGGAACGACGGCCGCAGCCGCGGAGGAGCCAGACTTCTCCGACATCCCATTCTAATCGTGGACCTCGGGACGTTCTTGAGTTACGTGGGCGCCGTTGTGGTTGGATCAACGCTCACGCTGGCCCTGTGGACAATCTGGTTCAGGATCGTTAATCGATAACGGTTTACCTCTCTTTATGAGACCCGTACCCAAGGGTTGCCTAGTGGCTCTTGGGTACGGGAACCAGTAAACCTGCGCGGGGGCCCAAGATGAAACAGAATCGCATGGTTATTGCCATCAAAGACGATCTTGTCCAGGTACTTCCTTTTTCTGCATTGTATTCAGATCACTCGGGAAAAATTTTTTGCGGGAAAATTGAGGTAGCGGCTAGTGATGCTGTACACCACATACGCCTGCTACCCAACCGCCGCTACCAGCAACTCCGTTTGACAAAGTTCGTCCCCATGTATTACCCTCAGTTCTACAAGGCCTGGATCTTAGATGCCTGGCATGTAAGTAGCCCGATGAGTGAGAACTCCATCGGAAAGATAAGGAGAATCAAGTGAGAGATAATCTCGATGCAATCGTGGATTCCCGAATGGAGACCACGGTGTACAAGTCTACGATTGAGCAGATTGAAGGCGTGATCTACGCTGACGGCTGGGAAGACTGCCTGGTTGGCCATGGGAACATCTTCCACGGGAGCGATGGTCCACTGGTTGTTGCGATCTACGACAGAACCAAGATGATTGAGCGTCTTGCTAAGGACTTTTCGGAGACCTGCGCGTGCAACAACGGCCTCCCCCATGAAGATTGCGACCATGTCGGCGAGGCAGACGAGTACGTCTCCTATAACGTCGAAGGTGCGTTCTATAAGCCAGGGATGCCCGTATACGCGTCCTTTCAGGCAACCACAGTGAATGTAGAGGAGATGTAATGACAAAGAAGAAGACCGTTGTCGATCAGACAGACGGAGAGTTTATTACCGTAATGAAGTACGACGAGATGGTTGATGACACCTATCCAGTACAGGTGAAGAAGGAGCCGCTTTCAGCGTGCGAACTCTGCGCCTGCGCCGGATGCCTCAGCGACAAGTGCTGTGAGCACCTTGCCTACTGGACTTCGGAGTCGGGAAAGCCTGCTCGCTACCAGATCGATGATCTCGTGCACCATATCAAGATTCTGGAGAAGATCATTGCCAAGCTCGACCAGCAGCGACGCGTCTCTATTCGCGCCATTGACTCCTCGCTGGAGGGGGACGACTACTCGAAGTCGCATAACTACATTTCGAAGGAGGCAGCGCTCTTACTGACGCTGAGTTCTTCTCTGAAGAGCGACCCCGCAGAAACGGACAGAATTTTTGCGCGAAAGACGTACCTGTGCAGCGCGTGCTCATGCCAGAAGTGCTTGGAGGCGCTGGTGAAGACCGATCGCGAAAAGCTTGGGTTGGAGTTTATTCCCAACAAGCCGTGCTGTGGGCATAAGTCCTCTAACCTCACCGATCTGCCGTTCTGATGTACGAGCACGACGACCTAGTGGTCATGGAGATCAATCGAAAGGTTGATCTCCTCAACCGCCTTGCGGGATTCCCCGAAGGCTTCAAAGACGCGTGTGCGCCAGGATTCTTTCGAACCCTGAGCGACTACGGTGGCATGAAAGTTGTCAGGGTCATTACGTACACCGGTGGTGTGCGTGCGGTCATTCAGGGATACCAGCATCCAGACGTTCTCCTGACAAAACTAGACGGATTCATTTCCGGCTGGCACGAGGGCAAGACAACGCTGGACGAGTACAAGAAGATCGCGGACGGTTACGCGAATCGTGGTAACCTCATTTCCGCCCCGTCAGAGGACGAGGATGCCGAACGGAAGTTCCTTCGGCCCATTAACCCGGACCCAATCAAGGCGTTAGCGAAGACGCTAAAAAGGGAGAAGAAATGATTAGCGAAGTACAGTGCAGTTGCGGATGTGTCGGTTGCTCTGAGGGCAACTGCTGCGACCACAAGGCGTGGGTGCAGGGATTCTCTGATTACCAGCGCGGTGCGGCAATTACTGCTCGCGGCGAGGTCTACCTCACCCCAGAGTACGGACGCATCGCTATCGCAGCCATGGGGCTTGCGGGTGAGTCCGGCGAGTTGATCGACCACCTCAAGAAGGTTATCGGGCACGGGCACGCCGTAGACAAGGACTATCTGACCAAGGAGCTTGGTGATATACTTTGGTACGTGGCGGAGATTGCCACCGTGTCTGGAATTGACCTTGGTGATGTTGCTATCGCCAACGAGAAGAAGCTACGACTCCGCTACCCGCAAGGGTTCTCTGTGGACCGAAGCGTAAACAGGAGGGACTAATGCCTGAACTGAACGCAAATATTCCTGCGATTGAATGCTACGTCCGTGGCAACTATCTGCGCGACCAGGAAGATAGCCACGACAAGTACTTCCGTGTTGTCGTATTTGGTGTCGCCTCTGTCGTCGGTAGAAGCCCTCTCTTCCATTTCATGATGGAGGATGGTGGCGTGTGGTGGAGAGCCCCAATCAGCGCGTTCTGCACCAAGCCTGGCGTGCCAGAGGTGGACATCCATGACCTCGTGTTGTGGAATTCATTCTCGCCGAATATCGCCGTAACGAAGTTTTATGCGCTTGACGGCATGCGCGTTTCCTACATCGATCGCCACAAGAACAACATCGGTGGCAAGTATCTGTTCACGCTGGACTGGAGCACGCCCGACTACAACACGCTTGATACGGGATACAGCCAGAATCCAGGGCAGCACAAGTGCGGTCATGTGATTGTTCGAGATGATGGAAACTTTGCGATTCAGCCAAATAACCGCATCCACGCTTACGATCCGTCGTTCTCCACGAAGCCAAACGAGAACCTGATCCAGCGCAAGGTCAACACCCGCAAGTGGGATGTCGAGGATGCGGCGAAGTGGATCACGTCCGACGACGACCTCTACAACTACGGCGTGGTCAACAATCCGCTCAATTTGACAGCACAAGACCTTGAGCCGTTCTTTGTAGCAAAGAAGGGAGCAACCGATGCCGAAACCAAATAAGTACGCACCGAACGCGAAGCCGGAACAGACGCCGATTTCGCTCTACGCTGGTGGCCCAATCGCCCACGAGATGCACCCACGCAACACCATGGGGCTGATGACCCTACAGCGAGAGTGCGGCAAGGCAAATATCCCGTTTAAGTGGAAGATCGTCCACGGCTCGTCCGTCCTGCCAGACGCGCGCAACATTGTGTGCGCACAGTTCCTGGAGTCAGACGCGACGCACCTCTTCATGGTTGATGCAGATCGGAAG